GGTAAATCGGAACTTATCTCCTATCTTGCGCCAGCATGGTTCCTTGGTAAATTTCCTCACAAGAAAATTATTATGGCGTCTCACACAGCTGATCTGGCGGTTAACTTTGGCCGTCGTGTGCGTAACTTGGTGGGCAGTGACGCGTATAAAGACATTTTTCCGAAAGTAGAGTTACAAGCTGATAGCAAATCCGCATCTCGTTGGGGTACTAATTTTAACGGCGAGTACTTTGCTATCGGTGTTGGGGGTGCTCTGGCTGGTCGCGGCGCTGATTTGTTTATCATTGACGATCCTCACTCAGAACAGGATGCGAAGACAGGACGTTCGGATATTTTTCTTCCGGCTTGGGAGTGGTTTCAGTCTGGTCCTATTCAGCGTCTTATGCCAGGTGGAGCTATTATTGTAGTCATGACTCGGTGGAGTAAGCTGGACTTAACGGGACAAATCGTTAACCAGATGGTAAAGCAAGAAGGCGTAGATGAATGGGAGCTAGTTGAGTTTCCCGCAATCATTGAAAATAAAGCCGGAGAGGAAGCGTCGCTTTGGCCTGAGTTTTGGCCGCTTGAAGAATTACAGGCAAAGAAAGCCGCACTAGATATTAGGTATTGGAACGCTCAGTATTTACAAAATCCAGTGTCAGAAGAAGGTGCACTAATTAAAAGAGAGTGGTGGAAGATGTGGGAGAAAGAAGACCCTCCACATTGTGAGTTTACTATTATGTCGTTAGACGCGGCACAAGAGGCAAATACTAGAGCCGACTACAATGCGTTGACTACGTGGGGAGTATTTTTCAACGAAGAAACCAACAATTATAATATAATACTATTAAATTCAATTAAGAAGCGACTAGAGTTTCCAGAGCTTAAAGAGCTAGTACTTGAAGAGTACAAAGATTGGGAACCTGACGCATTTATAGTAGAAAAGAAATCTAACGGCGCTGCACTCTATCAAGAGATGAGAAGAACAGGTGTGCCACTTGGTGAGTTCACACCAGGCAAAGGACAAGATAAAATTTCTAGGGTTAACGCAGTATCTGACTTATTTAGAAGTGGTGTGGTTTGGGCTCCTGATAGACGATGGGCTCACGAGGTTATCGAAGAATGTAATGACTTCCCAGCAGGAGCTAATGACGACTTAGTGGACTCAACAACCATGGCACTTATGAGGTTCAGACAAGGCGGGTTTATTAGATTACCTAATGATGAGCCTGAAGAGATACAAGGATTTAGAAGTTCTAGAAATAGGTTGTACGCAGTGTAATGTTTGTTTACAAGATTAAAAGGTTATTTGGTGGAAGAAGACGCTACGTAAAGACAAGGGTGTCAGATAAGAATAAAAGAAGAAACCAACAAATTAAAAGTTTAAGAAGAGTTTGGTTTTGGCACGAAGATAGATGGAATCAAAGACACGGAATTAACTAAGGATAAAAAATGGCAGACAATATTGATAAAGGGTTATACCAAACTCCACTAGGTTTAGACAAAGAACCAACTATGGCAGATGCAGCGCTTGCTATTGAGATTGAAAATCCAGACAGCGTGACATTAGATGATGGCAGTATGGAGATTACGCTTGAGCCTGGTAAAGAATATGAAGATGAGTTTAATGATAACTTAGCTGAAGAACTAGATGAAGGCACTTTAACAGAATTAGCTGGCGATTTAATAGGCGATTTCCAAACAGATATAGAATCAAGAAAAGATTGGCTCAACACTTATGTTGAAGGTCTAGAATTATTAGGTCTTAAAGTAGAAGACCGAACCGAACCGTGGCCCGGTGCTTGCAATGTATACCATCCCTTAATGACTGAAGCCCTTGTGAAATTCCAAGCGGAAACTATGATGGAAACTTTCCCTGCAGCTGGCCCAGTAAAAACAGTAATCATAGGTAAACAAACAATAGAAAAAGAACAAGCAGCTGAACGGGTTCGCGATGACATGAACTATCAGTTGACTGAAAAAATGCCAGAGTATAGACCTGAACATGAGCGCATGTTATGGGGACTTGGGCTTGCAGGTAACGCATTTAAAAAAGTTTATTATGATCCGTCATTAAATCGTCAAGTATCTATGTATGTCACTGCAGAAGATATTGTAGTTCCGTATGGCGCGTCTAACTTAGAAACATGTGAGCGTATTACTCATGTGATGCGAAAAACTAAAAATGAATTAAGAAAACTCATGGTAGCTGGATTCTACAAAGATGTAGATTTAGGTGAACCCTCTCACACAGTTGACGAAGCCGAGAAAAAGATTGCAGAAAAGATGGGCTTCAATGCGTCTGAAGATGACCGATACAAAATTCTTGAAATGCATGTTAATTTAGATTTAGAAAATGGTGATGACGAAGATGGTATTGCACTACCTTATGTTGTTACTATTGAACAAGGTACAAGCACAATCTTAGCCATTCGTCGTAATTGGAACCCCGATGATAAGTTAAAATTAAAACGTCAACACTTTGTACACTACGGTTATATACCAGGCTTTGGTTTCTATTGTTTTGGTTTAATTCATTTGATAGGTGCCTTTGCAAAATCCGGTACTATGATCTTACGTCAACTTGTTGATGCAGGTACTTTATCAAATTTACCAGGGGGATTAAAATCTCGCGGTCTTAGAATTAAAGGTGATGATACTCCAATTGCCCCAGGCGAGTTCCGTGACGTTGATGTACCATCAGGTGCTATCCGTGACAATATCTTACCTCTTCCATATAAAGAACCTTCACAAGTATTAAATAGTTTGATGAATCAAATCATCGACGAAGGCCGTGCGTTTGCTAATGCAGATGGATTAAAAGTTTCTGATATGTCAGCTAATGCTCCAGTAGGTACAACGTTAGCTATTTTAGAAAGAACTCTTAAAGTAATGTCAGCTGTACAAGCTCGTATTTACTACGCGATGAAACAAGAGTTTAAACTTCTTAAAGGCATTATTAGAGATTACACTCCTGATGAATATAATTATGAACCTGAAGTAGGTGATAGACGCGCTAAACAATCTGACTACGATAACTGTGATGTTATTCCTGTATCAGATCCAAATGCATCAACGATGTCTCAAAAGGTTGTACAGTATCAAGCTGTAATGCAGATGGCGCAAGCTAATCCACAGATCTATGATTTACCTGAGCTTAATAAACAAATGCTAGAAGTATTAGGCATTAAAAATATTAACAAGCTTATTCCAAGTGTCGAAGACTTTAAACCAAAAGATCCTGTATCTGAAAATATGGCAATTCTTAATGGTAAACCTGTTAAAGCATTTATTTATCAAGACCATCAAGCACATATGACGGTTCATCAATCAGCCATGCAAGATCCTAAGATAATGGAAATGATAGGACAAAATCCACAAGCACAATCAATTCAGGCAGCTATGATGGCACATATTAATGAGCACGTAGCATTTGAATATAGAAAACATATTGAAGAACAACTTGGTGTACCTTTACCTGGTATGGATGAAGTATTACCAGAAGACGTAGAAACAGAAATTTCTAAACTTATGGCCCAAGCTGCACAACAATTATTAGCTAAAGATCAAGCCGAAGCTCAACAACAACAAGCTGAACAACAGCAACAAGATCCGCTCATTCAAATGCAACAACAAGAATTAGCTATCAAACAACAAGAATCACAAGCAAAAACGCAAAAAATGATGGCAGATACTCAATTAGATCAACAAAAACTTGAAGCTACTCAAGCGTTAGAGCAACAAAAACTTGAATTAGAAAAAGCTAAACTTGAGTTAGAAAAAGCCAAAATGGACTCACAAGAAAGAGTTGCAGGGGCTCATCTAGGGTTTAAATCTGTAATAGATAAACAAAAAATGGAAGCAGAAGACCAACGCACTCAAGCACAACAAGCAGCAGAGGGCATGAGGATTGGGTTAGATGCAACTAAATCAGAGTTAGATCGCGAACACGCGATTGAGTTAGCGCACATTAATAAAAAGGAACAAAAACAACCCAAGGAGTAACATATGGACCAAACGCTAGAGCTATTATTGTCTCGAATAGATGATCAGCGCAAAACAGTATTAATAAATTTAGGAGACGGAGCCGCAAAAGATT